CAGCGATCAGGTCGGTGATGGCTCCGACGCCGCACTCATGAAAAAACTCGCAACGGCCCAGCTCAGCGCATTGAGGTCAGCCAGATCCAGCTGATTGACCGACGACGGTGGAATGCCGGCGCACACAGCGATGTATTTGGCTGCCACGTCCATGTCGAGGCTGACTTCTTCGCTCTTGTCGATCTTGTACGGCAGCGCCTTGATCGCTCGTACTTCCTGCACCGTCGGGCGGCGCAGGACGAGCTCGGTCAGGGGCTCGCCGTGGGCTTCGATCGCCACATGAAGCTTCACGGCGCCGCTCATTGCCAGGTCCCCTTGATGCCTTCGAACTTCAATTCGATGGTGGCGTCATCGCCCTTGGAGACAGGCTCCTCGACCAGATACGCACCGGCCAGCACGTAGACTTTACCGTTGCTGAATTCGCAGGTGACGGTGATATCGGTGCCTTCGATCAGCTTCTTCAGAGGGAAGTCGGCGGTGTGCAGCGCGGTCACTTTGAACGACGGCGCGATATCGGTTTCCTTGTAGAAACCGGGCACGACGGTCTCACGTTTCACGGCCATCAGTGGGGCTTCGCAGCCGCCATTGATGGTCAGTTGTGCGCCGTCGACCTTGACGTAGCAGGTGCCTGCAATCAGTTGACCCATGGTGTTACTCCCTCGAATAAAAAAGCCCACGCAAGGTGGGCTGAATGCTTGATGTCGACTGCGCGAATCAGGCCGCGTCGTCGTACTGCAGGCGGAACTGGTTGAGCAGCGCGAACACGCGCAACCCGTTGATGTAATCCGGCGGGAACAGGACGTTCACGCGGCTCGGGTCCTGCACGTCGCGCTCGACGATCAGGTGCTCGGCGAACAGCTCGGCGTTCTCCACGTGGCCTTCAAGCTCCAGCTTGGCGTACTGCGCGATCAGCTCGCCGCGAATGGTGCTCGGGGTGACGATGGGCTGACCGGCGCCGAAACGGGTGCCGTCGGACGCCAGTTTGTGCCGGCCGTATTTGCTGGTGATCACGCTTTGCAGACGACGCACGATGAACGCCGACTGGTGCATGGTTTCGCTGTCCAGATAGGAGTTGTCGGCCTGGCCGTAGGCGTTCTTCTGGTAGGTGGTGATCGAACGCTGGATGCGCACGTAACCGCCTTCGTAGTACGCGGTGGCGATGCCGTAGTTGAGCAGCGACTGACGCTCGGTCAGGGTGAAACGCTCACTCGCCGGCGCTGGGTCGACACCCGGCAGGCTGCCGCTTTGGGTCGGACGGCTGGCGTCGGCAGAGATGAACACCGCGGTGCGCGCAGCCAGTGCGGCAGCTTGTACCCAGAACGGTTGCGGAACGCCCGGCTCCAGTGCCTGAATGGTCATGTGCTGGTCGTTGCGCGCCTGACCTGCAGCAACCAGCGTACCGACGGTGCCGCGCTTGGCGCTGTAGACGTGACCGAACAGTTGCTTGGCCCACGACCAGCGACCGGTGCTGTCATCCATGACCGCTTGCCAGGTGTTGAGAGTGGCCAGATCGGCCCATGGCAGGCAGATGAATTCGAACGGCTCATCACCCATTGCCGCGATCGCCGCGACCTGATCCGGGACACCGACACCGCCGGTCATCGGCGTAACCGCGGTGACCAGCCCGGCCGGGGTCTCCTCACCGTTGCTTTTGCCCAAACGATTGAATTGCAGGCTGATGTCGTTACCGCTATCGCCGGTCCATTTGGCGCTCAGGGTAACCACGCCTTCGGCAGCGATCGCGGTGACGGGCAGATCGGCAGTCGCGTTGACTTTCAGCGCCAGCGCAGTGGCCGCCTGGGCAGCCGTCGCGCCGGTGACGACGGTGGCTTGCACCCGCACACCACCGACATACAGATTGAGTACGCCGGCCTGAGTGGCGGTGCCGGTCAGGGTCAGGACGCCTTTGGCAATACTGCCTTCAGCGCTGTGCAATGGCAGGCACCAGATCTCACCGACCGGGTCGGCTTTGCGGAAGGTTTCGTACATCGAGGCGAGCATCGAGCCCTGCCCGCCGATGCTCTTGGCCAGCGCCACACTCGACACCAGCACCAGTTTGCCCGCATCGGCCGGGGCAATGTTGTCGTTGACCTGAGCGACGATCAGACGGCGCATCGCCGAAGTCGCGCTGTTGGCGGCCGAGTTGTCCATTTCGGCATAGAACAGCGGCACACGAATGTCCGCCGGGATGTTGCTGAATCCGATCGCCATTATTTGGCTCCCTTTTGTTTGACTGTTACGGTTTTGAGGGTGATGTCGCCGTCGGCCAGACGCCGGCGCCACCAGGCGCTGTCCGGCACTTCACGACCGTCGGCCGGCAGCAGATCGCCCGCCTCCGGGTCAGGTACAACACGGCCGGCGGCCGGCAGTACGGTGATGCGATTGCTCATGGGGTTACATCTCCAGAGAAAGTCAGTTCCACGCGCCCATCGGGGCCCGGGCGTTTCAGGTTGGGGTCGGCCGGGTCGATCGCATCGACCCGCACCGTGGCCCCGGTAAAGGACGACAAACCGTCCAGTTCGCGCTCGTGCCAACTCTCCGCAGGCTGACTCGGCAGATTGCGGCCGAGCTGGAACTCGGCAAAAAAGCACAGTCGGTAGAACAAGCGACTGCTGTTGATCGACACCAGCTCACCGCCCTCATAAATGATGGCGCTGTAATCGGCTTCGGGTTTGAACCCCACCAGCGCGCGCCACACTTCAGCGCGCAGGTCATGCAACAGATCCAGCGCTTTTGTCGCGTCGGTAGCGTCAAGCACGAGAACGATTTCGAAACGCTCGCGGATCGGTTGGAGGATGAGGTTTTGAGTCGTGCTGGCGCTGGCCTGATCGGTCAGTGGCAGGATGTGGACCGAGGCTGTTGGTAGATCGGGGTTGCCTTGCAGCAGTGCCAGATCGACGCCCACCGAAATATGATTGGCAAGGCTGGGGCATTGCCCACGCAGTTGCGTGAGGATCGGGGTGATCTTCATGGGGGTGTTCCAGATTATGAAAATGATCACAGGCCCCTATAGGAGTGAGCCTGCTCGCGATAGCGGTCGATCAGCCACATCGATGCTGAAGCTGACGTCCCTTTCGCGAGCAGGCTCGCTCGCATAGGGTTATGTGTGGAGGGTCAAGGCTGGTCGCGCGGCGGGACTTCACAGACGCCGATGCGCTTGGCCGCCCAGCGTTCGTAAAGGCCGATGGCGACGTCAGCGCCGGCCATGGCGGTCAGGCAACCGAACGCGCCAGCGGCCCAGATCGACATGCCGGCGGCATACAGCAGCATGATCGCCGACACGCCGCAAATCATGCAGGCACCGGAGCGCAGGGCCAGGCGCCGCAACAGCGACCAGCCACGGGCGCCCTCCTTGTCGGCGCGCCACATCTCGCCAGACACCCCGCCGACGACGGCAAGGAGGATGACCAGCCAGATTGGCATGTCTGCCAACGCTTGTTGCTCATTTGTCATGTCACGCCTCCGTGGGTGATTGATGAATGACGGGGTGGGTTCAAACGTTTTCTCTTGAGGCCGGCATTCCGAAAAGCCCGGCGACCGAGGCCAGGCTTTTCAGCAATGCTCTTTCGCGATCAAGCTTTGCAAGGCGCAGTGATCAGAATGGCGCGATTGGCCAGATGACTTCGGGAAAGGTGTTCTGCTCTGTCGTGGCGCAGACGTCGAGGTAATACTGTTTGATGGCACGCAATTGCGCCCACTCTTCTGGCGTGGCGACTGCCAGGTCCACTTTGTACTGCAGTGGGTTGAACTTCAGGAACTGCTCGACGTTGTCAAAGCGTTGTTGCACGCGGCCCTGGATGACACGCTCCAGTTCATCAGGTGTGAGAGGCAAAAAAGACTCGCCGTAAGGGCCTGGTTGCAATTTGTATCCCGGCTGTGCGGTGGTATCACCGGTGACATTGCGCCACGCAGAGAAAGGTTCATTGGCAGGGATCGCAGGTGGCTCTCCATCAGTGTCCAGCACTTGAAGAACGACAATGGTGTTATTAGGTGTAATAGTCAGGACGTAACGGTTCATTCCAATTTCCTTTTTGACAGGTTTCAGCCAGTGCTGCTGATGCAGCTCCGCACTGGCCAGACAATGCTTGCCGCAGCTGAGGCAGGCATTCCAAAAAGCCCGGCGTTTGTACGCCGGGCTTTTCAGTAATGCGCTCCTTCGCCTTCCTTCAAATCCTGTTGTCATGAAGGAAGCTGACTTTTCGGCGCTACTGGCGCGGTACGAGTCCATTCAGATTGTTTTTCCGACCGCGGTCCCTGCCCGCCGGA